AAACTATCACTTAGTACAGTGGTGTTTTTACCGTGACGAAACGTAGGCATTATTTCTCCTCAACTGGACGCTGGAATGGTGTGCCGTCTTGTACAAAGCCGTCACCATCACCGTCAGAAGCATCTACGTCAAACGCAACACTATCTACGGTAATTTCTGGGGTTTCTTCTACAACAGGCTCTTCAATTTTTTCAACAACTTTTTTTGAAGTCTTACCATCTGTTGCCTCAATCAAGCCTTGTGCAAGTAACCATGTAGCAGATTTTTCAGGCAGGTCAGAAACTAACTCCCCTGCTTCAGCACGCTTATCAGGTGGATAATCAATTCCCACCAATGCTCGGTATTGGGTCATTCTGACTCCCTTTCGGACAGCACAGACCCCTTACCGTTAGACCTCAAGGGTTCTTCAGCGGCGAGGGTCTCTGTGGACTCGGTCGTAACAAGGCTATCATCAACAGTGTTATTTTCCTTTAACAGACGCTCTATTTCTGCTCTTTTTTCTTTAATCATAAAGTACGTAAGCCAATAGCCAATACCGTCTACAGCGTTATCAAGTTTCTCTGAATGAACTTCTCGTGCAATCTTTACGCCAATCATGCAAAGAGCAACTTGCTCGGCAGTTACATCTACACCAAGAACGGCAGACCATATCTTTCCTGCTCTAGTGAAGTCCTCTAACGGGTGTCCATAGTCATTCTGTCTGTCACCGCTTACAAGTCTTGCAGCGTAGTTTGCTATGTCATAAGGGTCGCTGAAAGTCATCATAATACCTCTACGTCACCAATTCTTTTATTTGTGTACATACAGAAAGTAAGTACGCCAACATCTGAGGAATGACCTGTCATTTGTTCCCACCAATCTGAACCACCGTCTAATGCTGGGGCTTGCAACCAAACACAGCCACCCCAGTCAGCGATACGGAAGTGATGATAATGCCCTGACACCAAAACGTCACAATCACCAATCGGTTGCTTTCCGAGAGACTGACCTTCAAGCCACCGTTTTAACTTTTGCTCTGTACCACTGCCAGCAATTTTAGCGGCGTGACCGTGTGTGATTCCTAGTATCCAACCAGCGGCTTCAATAGTAAGCGACAATCTATCTTTTGGAATAGCAAAACGAACGTGACCATACGCTTCTGGATTAGCCTGAAATATCTCTGCAACTTGTTCAACAATAGCAAGGTCATCATTGTCATTGAGACTGGTATATGACTTACCACCACTGTTACGGTTTTCACCGTGGTTTCCTGCTACTGCTACTACAGAAACATCATCAAATAACTTAGACCAACGCATTAAAGCATCACGCAACAATCTACGTGCGACCTTTACTTGGTCTCTACGGTCAAGTTCTACGCCAAAAGTTTGTTGAGCATAGTGACCTACACAGCCTTCAATTGAGTCACCAGTCCAAAGAACAATGAGACGACCAAGTGGTCTATTTATACGACGTAACTCTTTTACACGCTTCTCAACGCTATCAATACCTTCGAGGATTCTTTGAACCGTACCTTTTAAGCCGTCACCGTCTGGCTTTGCAATCTGCCAGTCAGCAAGAACAACTACAAATACACCCTCACCATAAACTTTAGGTTGAATGTTTTTCTTCGCTTTCAAAACATCTTTAATTAACTCAGAAATGTCCTGTTCTTGAGCAGCAGTAATTTTCTGAACAACCTTGCCTTTCCATTGACGATTGAGAGCACCATCTGGATTACCCCATACGTTAAACAAAACAGGCTCAACAACAGTAAACTTTTCTGGGTCTAATCCCCATACGCGCAATACAGAAGACCAGTCAGGCGATTCTTCTGCTGGCATAGCAGACGTTGTAATTGTTCCTTCATTACCTTGCCAACTAACACCAGGCGTCCATTCGGCAGTACGAGGCTTAAGTGAAGGTGGAGTTAAACCCTCAGTCTCAACAGTAACTTGAAGGTTATCTAACGCTTTTTCTAAATCCTCTGGATTCATACTTCACCAACAACATTCTTGCAAGAACAACCACTGCTCTTGAGCCGCAGTCGGTGTTTAGAAATTATCCACGGAGTTAAGTGAACAGAAGTCTGCTTCACGAAAGGCTCTAAAACAAGAAACAGTTGAGGTGCTGTGAATTGGTAATCATCTATCATCAACAATAGTTTCTTACGTAATTCTTCTGGTAACTGATAAGCAAATCTTTTTACACCACACCAAGTGTATTCAGGTGTTTCACCAACAGGAATACTATCTAAAGCGAGCGCAAGAGCACTAACGGCGTCATCACTGAGATTGGTTAGTTGCTTTACATCTTTGACAGTTGATTTTCCACGGACGCGTGAGAAGTTCTGCAAAGATTCTGTTACAACGCCAACATCTGGGGAACTCATCTTGTTTTTCGCTTTTGGCATAAGCGTCAGGGGGTAGTTCCGTTGTCATTAGACGTCCACAAAACAGTCAACGTTGAAAGACACTCTAGGACGGTCAAGGTCATCTACTCCTAACGGTAGTATAGACCCAGCAGACTTTACACGAAGAACGGTCACACTACTTACAGACACGTTAATCATTCCACAAATTAAAGTTCTCAAAGTTTCTGCCTTATTACGAGCAGTTACATAATCATCACGTGTTGCTCTGACAACAACTTGGACTGACGGACGGTCAATCTCGAAAGCGGTAGCACCAAAAGTTTCTATTGGGGCAATTCCACTGGTCTCATAGACAGCGACACAATAATCTGGACTGTTAGGCATCTTCGACAGAAAGAGGTTTGTGCCGATTGTGAGGTCACCGCTATTAGTGTCTATATACGTCCCTACAGCCTCTAAGACGCTCATACAAGGTCGTCCAATGCTTCTTGTACTGAATCTACAATACGCTTCCCTAAACCTGCTACACGCCGTTTTACGGGTATCTCAAGAAACTTGGCTGACTTACCAGGCTTATGACGAGCCTCAAGATTCTCGTGAACCTCGACGGCATAGGGAGCAGCAACACCACCATAGCCAATTACAACCTCTACAGATTTTCCCTCAACACGAAGTGGTTTTAGGTTACCGCTCTGCTTCAACGCAGACGTGTCTACAGGGACTAATTCTTTAGATTCAAGCAACGCTAAAGAAGCCTCAACGAGAATAGCCTGACCCATAGCCTGAACAGCACCTCTACCACCCTGAGTGAGTAAACGTTGCAGACGAGCAAAGTCCATTTCAATTGCGGTCATTATCCCCTACCAAACGTTACGAGAGTATGGTGAACAGCAGTAGTGCCATTAGCACTATAGGTTATCTTATCAACAGAAAGAATTATTGGTTCGTTACCACCAGACAGTATCAGTCTGTCACCGATTGCTATGTCAGCGTCGTTCAACACTATGAGTTTGCCGCCCTCGATGGTTATTTCACCATCAGCGTCTCTGGTTCTACGAATATCAGCAATAACACGAGCAGAGTGTGTGGCTGATTGTCCAGCAGTCGAACGCTTTCCGTAATTATCTAACGTAGTTTGTTTATGGACAGTTATTGTCTCTGTCATATCCTCAACGAAGTGGGACGGACTTCCTTTTACATAAGGCATACAAACCCCTAAACAACATTGTCGTGAAGACCAGTGTAAAAGTCTGAGTTGTACGTGCTTACAAGTTTATCAGCAGTATTTTTAATTGCCTGTGAGTTTACAACAGGCGTAGGTGGAGAAAGACGGTCTCTTTGCGCTCGCAGACTTGTTGCCAAACTACGGAACTCGGTAGCAGACGAACCGTACTGTTCTGAAATACTGAGGTCACCAACACTACGAGAGTAGTTACTTCTATGGGCATAACGACCAGCAAGAATCTCTGCTGCGGCTATAGCAGCGTCAAAAACATTACCCCAAGTAGTTAAAAGATAAGTGATTTCTTCATCTTGAAAATGTGCGTCATCACTTACAGTGTCACCAATGAGAAAGCGAACCTTATCTCGGTCACTGGTAGGTGCTACATAGGTAAAAGCCATGTATCTATCTTACATGAGTAATACGGCAGTTAGCCTTCGGACACTAAAGCGTCACGTATCTCATTAAGCAGACCAAGACGGAACTCTGAGTTCTCAAAAGACTTGTAACGACTCTCAAGCGTGCCTTGCAGATTCTCGACATTTTGGAATGGAGAGTTTACAAGGGTATTAGCAAGGTGCTCGATTATTGGGTTTACAACAAATCTGTTTAGGGTTACAGATTGTTCAGTCAAGAACTCTACATAAAACAAAGGCTGACCTTCAGTGAAGGTTATTTCACCTTTTTCTTCCCAAGTGATGATTTCAGAGTGAACTGGTCTAAACCAACGTCCAATGTCAAAGATACCACCAATGAATGTTCCCTTTTTCTGATAATCAACATTGTGAAAATAAGGAGCGGTCACTTTGATTTTTAGAGGTTCTTCAGCAAAAAAGTAAGACGCTGATAACAAGTTGAAAATGTTTGTACCCGTTAAGTGCGGCTTTCTATCCTGACTTACAGGCAAATCTTCTGTTCTTAACACTAGGTCACGAACATAGGTTACCTCGCTTGTTTTCTTTGGAGAAAACATAAACACATTGTGCCAACTGTCTCTTACAGCAGGACAAGACAAGAAGTTAGCAGGGTTTTCATTTGTTGTACGAATACTTTGTAAATTACTATACACTTTTGTTACTTCATATTCTGAAGAATAATAAACAATCATAAATAATCCTTTGTTGCTCTGAACTTATTACGATAACCATTTGTCCAAGTTGATAACAACAATTTTTTTACTTCGCTATTTTCTTCTCTTTCTTTTGCTTCTCCAAATCTCATACGAAAAGAATCTCGCTTGAATGGAATTACTTGTGCAATCGGAGTGCCAGCAGGAATAGTCCCTGTGAATCCTTCGTCTAGGAGAAACGGAAACTGAACAGGGTTTGTGTACATATCTGTATCTACAACACCTTCGAGGATTCTGACGCCATTATTGGGTCTATGTGTTGGAGGCAAAAACAAACATGAATAACCTTTAGGAGTTTTTATTCCCCACGGATTACGTAACTTAGGAGCACCATTTGGTAAATCTAATTCACGGTAATTTATTAGTTGATAAGCAGCATGGAAAGATACGGCATCTGTAGTATCAGAAGCCCATTCAAAACCGACCACACCGTCTGTATATTTTACATAAATGTCAGTATGTGTTTTTATTACATATCCTGCTGTAATAGCGTCAAGAACAGGCATACATCTTTTTATTGTTTGCGATTCACGAACAGCGTGCATGTTAGTTTTGTCTTTACTGAAACTTGTTTCCATTTCTTTATACCAATTAGGAACGGCTTTTACTCCAGCGACAGGATAATACTCTTTTGGTATCCATTCACTTCCATACTCAAGCGTGAACACTATTTCTTTTTCTGACATTATTCCACCACATTTCTTTTTATTTCACGCGTGATTATTTTGTCCAACCCTCTTTGTTGAAACTTATCATAAAGATAAGATAATGCTCTATGTGGGTCATAACGTTTATACTTAATACAGCCCCACGAAAGTTCTTCCAATTCTTTAGTCAAGTAAAAACGTTTGAGTTGTACAGATTCATCAGTATCAAACTTTACATAGGCTATCGGGTCGTTGCGACGAAAACAAGCAGTATTTACACCAACGTTTAATTGAGTTGCGCCCTCAACAGGACGAAACCATTTGCCAATATCCATAGAGCCTCCTATGTAATAACCATCTACAACAGGGTTGTGATAATACGCAGGGCTTGTTGTCATCACAAGTGAATCTTCTGACCAAAAAATCCAATTACCACGTATAGCAAATGTGTACGCACCGATAACAGATGGCTGTTTCATTACTACAAACTCCATGTTTTCTGGGTCGCTGTCTATCGGGAATACACCAAGTTCAGAGTCCAAACCAAACGCGACATTGAAGGGAATCCTTAGAACAAAAGTATTTTTTACTGCCCCTAGAAAAGCATGACACTGAAACCAATTATCACCATTGGCTTCTTTATTACGACGAGACAAAAGGTCTTGCAGTAAAGGGTCTGGGGTTTCATACATGAGTTGTACAGACGGATACTTCTCTGACGGGAAGAAGGGTGACCAATAAACTGTTTTCATTTGTAACTCTTAGGTTGACGCATGAAACGACTGTAAAAATTATCTAAATAGGAATCTCTTAGAGTCATAAACAACGAATAGGCTTTACGGTTACTAACAATATGTTTACTTGACCAACTCTCACGCTTGAATGGGATTATCTGAGCAATCGGAGTGCCTTTAGGAATTACGCCACTAAAACCATCTTTAATAAAGAACGGAATGTTTCCAGCCACCTTGAAAAAACCAGAATCTATTATTCCAGAAGTTGTTACAAACGGAAGGTCATTACGATTTAACGGGTGTGTTACAAGGACAGAATCTTTTTTATTTGTACCAACACCAAAAAAAGGAGACCAAGCAAACATTATAGGAACAGTGCCGATTGGGTTAGGCATACCGAATCCTTGATTTTGCTGTGTTAGAGCACCACGTTTCTCTACAACATTAAAAGTGAGTTGAGGATTATGAAAAACGTCTACATCACCATCTGCGGCAATACACACTTCAATGTCAGCAGGTAACAAAACCATGTAGCCAGTAATCATAGCGTCTCTAAAGGGAACACAAGTCTTGAGGTCTTTTTGACCAAGCGACTTGATTGGCTTATCAGAATTATTGACGTAACGAGAAAGTTTTTTATACCAGTCAGGCATACATTCAGAAGCACTTACTGGAGCAGATTGAGCAGCCTCAACGTATTCGTCAATTGGTTGAAAGGTAATTGTACGGGAACGAAAAAACCTCATAGTCCAATACTATGAGGTTTATCGTTAAAGTCAAAGAGATTTATTCAGCGTTGCTGAGTGATAACTCTACATTTCCTTCGGGCAAAGTCCAACCTTCAGGACGAAGTGCAGCGTTCTCTACAAACAACAAAGAATCTTTAGGAAGAATTCGTCCAGCAACTCTCACTTCATGCTCTAAAGGCTCTCGCTGTGGTACAACTTGAACTTCTACGACAGATTCAGGTAATACAAATCCTGTATCGTCAGTGTGAGTTGTCCAAATCTCTGGACTTTCATCAAGAATAATTACAGATTGTTCTTCTGTTGTTTCAACGTAACGAACACAGCCCCAATGAGCAAGTTGACCAGCCATTTCTTCTTCAAAATTAACAATGTCCTTGTCGAGGATAATGTGATTTACAACTTGGTCTTGGTCGTTAATTAGTGCAAAAGTTTCTTTCATCATATCTCCTATTCCCACCATGTAAGAATTACTGCGCCCGTAGTCCCAATAGAATTGTAGCCACCACCAGTACCTTCAACACCAGTTGAAGTAGCACCGTCATCACTTTTTCCACCGACACCATACGAACCAAAAATAGCAGTTGTATTAGTAGAACCACCAGCCATAGTGCCTAGTAATGGTGTTGCATGACCAGCAGTACCAGCAGGTGAACCACCAGTACCAACGGTATTAGAATTGATACCAATACTGTTAGTAGCAGCAGCACCAGTGCTGAAAGAGTGATTTTGACCTTGAGCCGTTAATGCGTTTCCAGAAGTAAAAGCAAAATATGGAGCACCTAAAGTAGTGGAACCAGCATTACCTCCTGCTGCACTTACTGAACCAGCGGTACTTGTTCCACCATTTCCACCAGTAGACGTGCCAACATTCTGATTTGCTTGGTGGGTATTTGTTTGTCCACCACTATTCCACGGAGCGTCAGTATTGCCAAGATTGCTCATTGTGTAAGTTATAGAATTTGCACGAGTTCCAGCAGCCCCAACAGTAATAGTTAAATTGCTTGTTAGATACATTTGTGTTGAGGCAAGCCCACCAGAGCCACCAGCAGCACCACCCGCTGTAAGACTTACAGCAGCAGTACCTACGTTCGCGGCTACTGAGTTGAATGTAATAATACCGCCTGAACCAAAATAATTACCGTAATAAAATGACTGCGAGTTAAGATTTGTATTTACATTGTAACGTCCACCACCGCCAGCACCGCCAGCACCAAATACTTGAACATTAACAAGCAGTGGCTTTCCAGCACCGTATCCTGAAGGCAAAGTGAATGTGCCAGATGAAGTGAACTTTTGGTATTTAGGCTCGACACCACCGCCAGCAACGGAAGGAATTGATGCAATAGCCATTATGCAATCTCCATTCCAGAGATGTGAAAGTTAATTGTTGTTGCAGACGCGCCACCATCAATAACTTGGGCTGCGGTCAAAACTTGCTTTAGGTCAATAATAGTTGTTGTATCTGCTGCGATTGCAACAGCATCAAACAGAAGAACTTCTGAAGCAGCAGTTCCGATAGCAAGGGTGAATGTTCCAGCACTTGCCGCTGTATTTGCTACAGCAATACTTGTGATAACAGCGGTAGTCGCTGATGGTACTGTGTACAACAATGTTGTTACGGTTGTTGTTGCCGCACCTCTAAATAATACTTTTGCTGAGTTTGCCATTTTTTCCTCCGATTAGCCATTCCGCTAGAGTTAATACTACATCATTAAAGTTCTAAAACGCCGCCATGATAACGGCGATTTCAAGTGCAACCAGTTCAGGTATTGTCTTATTAGTGAGGGTTTGTGTTCCCGTGTCTGAAACAAGGGTCGCATTAGCGTTACCAATAGTTGAACCACCAGGAAGCAACAAGGTGTTGGTTGCAGAGACACCGTGAGGTTGAGATTTAATTATTTGTCCGTGTGAGTTTACGGCACAATTAAGTTGAATTGCCCCCTCGGTTGAAGCACCACCTTTTACTTCAAGGATATATGTGGCAGGTTGAACAGCAAGGTTGCCTGATGCAGTAGTTGTTGTTCCACCTAATACGGGTGACGTTAAAGTCTTATTTGTTAAAGTCTGTGTTCCAGTCTCAGTTACACCACCTGCTATACCAGCGGCAATGTCAGCAGTTGTAGCAATAGTTCCAGTTGCATTTGGCAAAGTAAGCACTCGGTCAGCAGTTGGCTCTCCTGCGGTTAATGTTGTCTCAAAAGAGTCGGCTGTTGTTCCTTCAAATACAATACTTTGAGCAAAAGCAAGTTCCAAGCCTGTTACTTGACCAGTAAACGTTGGACTATCAAGCGTTTTATTAGTAAGAGTCTGTGTGGTATCTGTACCTACGAGCGTAGTGGTTGCGTTAGGAATGGTTACAGTTCGGTCTGCTGTTGGGTCAACTACAGTCAAAGTAGTTTCAAAAGAGTCAGCAGTAGCACCCTCAAATACGACACCATCTCCAGTAACGATAGGAGAAGTCAGAGTTTTATTTGTAAGTGTGTAAGTACCACTTGTCGTTACAGCGTTGGCGGTAATGTAGGTTTCAACATCTTCGGCAAGGTTCTGTAAATCACCAGGAATGTTGATTGAAGCAGCAGAGGATGGGTAACGAATACCACCTGCGGTTGTTGGCATAGTTTATCTCCTATTGAATCTCTACGCCAAAGGCGTTAAATGACATAGTCGCTGACGAGGCATAAACAGTAACAACATCAGCAGCGTCTACTGTGATACCTAAAGTGTGTGTCTCTGTAACGTTTGCACCAATTGTGCGGTCAAACGCTATGTAGTGCTTTGCGGCTAAGGTTTCGGCATTAGGACGAACAGCGATACGGTAAGTACCACTTGAGCCACCTTGATTAGCAACAACTATTGAGGAGACAACCGTAGAGGTCTGAGCAGGGCAAGTGTATAGAGTCGTAGCAGTTACGGCACTAGGGTTGCTCTC